GGATTCTTATTTGAAGTCAGAGTCAGATTTATTAAATGTTTTAAAATCATCTGTACTATCCACAAGTGTTAATCTATTCGATAAAACAACCACTATACAGGGTTCTTATATAGATAATGCAGGTGTGGCCACTACTTATGCTCCATCGAGCAGAACGGATTTTATTGCAGTTAAACCAAGTGTAAATTACTCTAAAACAAATCTAAATTATCAAGGCAACACTTTTTTTTACACTTCTGCAAAAGTTTTTATAAGTTCGGTTGGGGGTACGTCTTTTATCACACCATCAAATTGCGCTTATATCAGAATGAGTATCACGTTTACTTCTGAATTTACGCAAAAAGATTTGTTAATGATTAATGAGGGGGCAGTGCTTTTGCCATATCAGCCTTTTTTATTAAAAGCAATAAGCGTTGATGATAAACCTATTCGTAATGCTGATATTGAAGTTTATGCAAAAACAGAAACTTATTCAAAATCTGAAGTAGATACTTTATCTTTTAATAAAAATAAGTTAGTTGTAAAAAAAACAGGTAATTTATTATACATTCGTAGTTATTGGGATGATGCAAAAGATTTAATTCAAGTATTTTTAATATCTGTAAACAACCCGGTTAATAATAATAACCCGTCTGAATTTAGCAATGTTTATGTTATTCCAAATACAACTCTTAACTCAGCAATAGAAACAACTATATCAACTTCTAATGTTGTGCATACATCATCGGAAAATGCTGCGCCTCCAAGCTACAACGGTACTTATATGGGAGCAAATCACGGGCCTAATTTTGGATTAAAGGTAACATTGTCGGCACACGGAAAAACAAGTGCTGATATAGGCTCAGTTTGGAATGATTCAGTATCTACAAAATTTTATTTAATTCAAATTTTAGATGCTAATAACCTTGTGTTTTTATCTGATAATACAGGGGTTGGTGATTTGTGGAGTTTTAAAGAATCAATAAACGGAACTTTGTCACATTTTTTAGGAGCAACTAATACGACTTCGGTTGCTACAACGACTCAATCACTTTATCAACTTGAAAGTGTTCTTCAAAATCAGGAGAAACTTGTTTTTATAGACGGTGTTAAGATAACCGCTGACGGAATGTATTTATGTAATAGTTTAGAAGTAAGAGATAATTACGACATAGCGGATTTACCATCTATTTTGGAATACGTAAAAACAAACAAAGTTTCAATATTTAATAATAGTTCTATTGCCAAAAGCAGTAGATTAAGCATAGTTTACAAGTTCGCAGAGAATGGGGCGTGTACTATTTATCAATATTTTAGAAATTACAAAGAAATAGCATTAAGTTATTTAGGATTTATCCAACAGGAAGTGTTAACGGGAACGAATGTAAAAATATTTAGATTAATACCTGATTCTTCCTCATTTGTTGGTACTACGAAAACTTGGAATTATGACAGAGTAGAAGAAATTACGGGAACAACAGACGGCATTTTATTAAATTCTGCTAATTATAAAACGGCAAACAAACCACCTTACAGATTCATTGATTATACATCGAACACCACAACAAGCGAAAAAATAGTCGGTTTTGCTTTTGGATATTCGCCAATAAGGGGATTGAGTAAATTGGGAGTTAGAAATTCAATGTTAACAAATGCTTTTTCCACAAGTTCCACTAAAAAAATGTATCCCAGAATGGTAGATTTAAAAGTAAATGTAGGTGGGAAAATAGCGGCTAATCAAATGTATGAAGGTGTTGCTTTTAGACATTATTTCAATCCAAATATTAATCCTAATACTACTGCTGTTTCTCTTTATAAAGACGGAACGGATTGGATACTAATGTTAGATTATCATCAAGTAGTTAGTTTCGATAAAATAACAATTCCAACCTATTTAATTGGAAAAAATATTGAAGTAATTGAAAAAACAACTAATGCAACAATTCATAATTCAATTATAGAAAGTGACGGATTTTATGTTAGTATAGACAATTCTATTAGTCCCGTTGTTGGATATTTAGTGTTGAGAATTTTTTAATAAACAAATAACCATGTCAATAGTCCCAATCCTTATCCGTCAACATCTTAAACAATAACAATGAACTACATCAAAGAAACCTTTTGCCGCATCATTCTCCTGGTTGATTCCCGCCCATCATTCACGGACAAACTAAATTATTTTTTTCAGGTGATCGCCACATTCGCTCCAATCGCTTATTTGCTCGACGGATTAAATTTTTGGTTCAAGACCAACCAGCAATTTTCGTCATTTATCCTAATTTGTTTAGTAGTAAATATGGTCGTGGGTGCCATATTTCACAACAAGATGGGGACCTTCAACTGGGTGGAATTGTTCAAGAAAAATATCCTGATGTGGGTAGTCCTGATTGTGGTTTATGCAATGCTAGAAATGCTTCGCCTTACCGCCGGAAACAATTTTGTGGGCGAAAGCTTCAAGATATTAATACAAGTCCTAACGCTTTTATATCCAGTTTCCAAGGTGTTGAAAAATATTTACATCCTCTCGAACAAACAATTCCCGCCGGCATTTATTATGGACAAAATATACAACTTCGAGAAAAACGGAGACCTGAACGAATTATTCGACACTGATAAAAATAAATAATTATGATTTTTCTTTCAGCAGGCCACAACCCAAAAGGAATCAAGAAAGACCCCGGAGCAATCGGGAATGGTTACCACGAAGCCGACTTGGCTGTAGAGTTCAGAAACTTGGTCGTGGCTTTGTTGCTGGCAAAAAAAATCCAAGTCATTACAGACAAAGACGATGAAAGGCTTGGCACTTATCTCGAAAGAATCAAGACAGGAAACGGTTCTGTGGTTTTGGAATTCCACTTCGATGCAGCAGCATCTTCAAGAGCAACCGGAACCACGGCTTTAATTGGCAATGATGCGGACCGTTTGGACAAGGCTTTCGCCAAAGAACTTGTCGAAGCCAATGCATTGATCCTTGGAATCAAAAACCGTGGTGTAATTTCAGAATCCAAAAGCCACCGTGGAAGCCTTGGATTGATGCGCGAACAAGGAACGGTTGCATTATTGGAAATTTGTTTCATTTCCAACCCGGACGATTTGCAAAAATACCAACAAAACAAAATGTCATTGGCATATAAAATTGCCGAAATAATTGAACGTTATGAAAAACTTATATAATATGAAAATCAATCTCAACTCAGTATTCAAAATTTTGATAACAGCATTACTGTTGTCATTGTTGTTTCTAGTTTATTCCTGTGGAGCTAAAAAAATCGACAAAACTAAAACCAAAGAAGAAGTCAAAATAGAAACCAAGGCAGAGGCGGTCACGGCCAAAACCGAAGATACAAACGTCAAGAAAACCGAGAATACTACCATCGATGACAAAAACAAAACGGTCACGAAAAAAACTACTTACGAACCAATTGACCCATCAAAACCCGCATCAATAACGGAACCTGATGGTACAAAAACAGATCTAAATAATTCCAAAAAAACTACTGAAGAAACTACTCAGCAAAACAACACCAAAACTGACAATTCCAAAAAATCCGATGAAATCTATAAATCGGAATTATTGGAATTATCGGAATCCAATAGCAAATCAGAGGCAAAAAAAGCCTCCGAAGAAATAAAAGTAAATCGTACAGCGTGGAGCCTTTGGAACTTATTGTGGCTCATAATTCCGATCGGAATTATCGGAATAGCTTGGAAAAACAAAACAAAAATAATAGGATGGTTTAACGGAATTTGGTGGATATAATGGAAGCAAAACTCAGAACCCTGAAACTCCGAAAAGCACGCCTTTTCGCCAACATAGAAATGCTCTCCGAAGTAAACGAATCCACCTTCACCGAATTCGGAAAACTCGAAGCCGAAATACTAAAACTAGAAAAAGAAATTGTTCGTGAAACTGAAAATCAATTCGAATGAAAACCATCAACATCACTTTGCCGAAATCTTGGAACGAACTTTCAATTATACAATTGGAACGAATCTCAAAATTATTCTACACCACTTCTCCTGGTGCAGTTTTCGATTTGCAAATTCTCTACATTCTCCTTGATGTAAAATGGTGGCAATTTATCGAAAAAGCAAAAATAAGAATCGTGCTTTGGAACGTACCAATGTCAGAACTCCGCGAAAACTATAATTTCATTTATTCTAAAATAGACCGGACATCCTTCCCCCCATTTTTAAAAATCAAAAATCAAAAATCGTTAATCAACAATCTAAAATCAAAACTGTTTTTCGCTCCACAAGATCGTCTCGCTAATCTCACGGCAAAGGAATTCGCCGTGGCCGATGATTTGCACATCAAATGGCGCGAAACCAAGAATGTCGAATACTTGCATTATTTGGCGGCGGTTTTATACACCAAGACAAAAACCCGTACCGTTTTCGACAAAAACGAACTCCACGACAAAGCAAAACCATTTTCCAAAGTTCCTTTACGTAAATTGTTAGCAATGGAAATCGCTTATTTTGGATGCAAAAAAGCAATTGAAAAGCGATTCCCAAAAGTATTTCCAAAAACAGTTCACGGATCCGGAACACCCAAAAAGAAATATGGCTTTGGCAAAGTCATTCTAGCAATGGCCAAAGGCGATTTGTCAAAATTAGAAATTATCGAGCGCGTAAACATTTACGCTTTTTTAGAGCAGTTCGAAGAAGACATTATCAACGCATCAAAACAAAAACAATGAGAACCACAACCCACACTAATATTGTGACATTTCACCAAGCAATCCAAGAAGCACACAAACAACTCCTTGGGTTTTATCGCTTCAACTGGAACGAAATCAACGGACTGTTTCGCGGCGGCATACAAACTCCAGCATTGTTGCTAGAAAGCCATTCCGCACAACTCAACGCAAACGGAAACAACACCACAACTTTCAATGACAGGAACATTTCATTTCTATTATTGGACTTCACCGGAAAACCCGAAAATTACAGCAAGCAGGAAGAAGTTCTCGACACGCTCGAAAACATTGGACTCGACATTGCCTCCTATTTAAAGCAGCAAAACGGAATCAGGACTTCATTCCTTTTCGGCAAGTTTGATCCTTCCACATTCCGAATGGAAAAAGTAGGACCTATTTTCGACAATATGTATGGATGGAACATTCTCTACACCTTGAAGAACCACGAACCGCTTTGTTATGAACCGGATAAATGGGACTGGACAGTTTAATTCTGTCCTATCATAACCATAAAATCAAACTTATTTTTACTAAAAAAAAGATGATAGGAGCAGTCGATTTATACCAATTAGAAAAAAATCTTGCAGGAAAATCTACAACTGCAATGCGAAATGCCATTCGTGGTGCAATCTCACAAACTACAGAATCCCAAACAGGCGAAGCGTTAAAACAAGCAGGTTCCAGAGCCGTATTTCGTGACAACCGTTTACAAAGAATCACTATTCGCGCTCCCCACTACATTTTCAAACAACAATATGGTTTTGAAGGGACAAAATCAAACGGAATCAATATGCGACTACAGGCCACAAGTGTAATTGCAAAAGCAATAGAATCTTCTAAAATTCTCGAAACCCTTGCCGATGAAATATCAGAAATCAGGTTGACAGAAGTAACATCAAAAATAAATTTCAAATAATGGCAGCAAGAAAAGAAATCCCAAGAGAATTATCAATTTATATCAACGATAAGGCAGTTGTCAATTCGATGCGTGGCATCACTTCTGAAATCACTCGTACAAATAACGAGATGAAAAACCTCAATAAGAACTCCGCCACTTATGATTCTGATTTAAAAAAATTAAAAGGAAACCTTTCAGAGCTTCAAACTAAACAATCCGCTTTCAAGGACGAAATTTATGCAACGGATAAAGCAACAAAAGATGCTTCCGGAAGTATGTCAAAACTTTACACCGGACTTATTTCAGGTGATTTGCAAACCGCCAAAGAAGGACTTTCAGGAATCAAAGCAGAATTAACCGGATTGGTCAAAACATCCCTTGCATTTATTGCCACTCCAATAGGTGCTGCAATAGCAGTTTTGGCTGGATTTGCTGCAGGTGCAAAAGCAATCTTTGACTTCAATCAAAACTTAGAAAAAGCAAACGAAACATTAAGAGGGTTCAATGTTTCTGCAGAGGAAATGTCACAAGTACGCTCTGAAATCGAAGCCACCGCAGAAACTTTCTCAAAAGAGTTCAACGACATTGCCAGTAAAGCAAATTCACTCTCTAAAACCTTTGGAATCTCAATGTCAGAGGCAAATGACGTGATTGCAAAAGGACTGGCAAACGGCGGAGCGCAAAACGGTGAATTTCTGGACAGCCTTGGAGAATATGACGAGTTCTTTTCAAAAGCTGGATATTCGGCCACGGAATTCGCCGACATTATTAATAAAGGTTTTGACTTAGGAATCTATTCTGATAAATTACCAGATGCGCTCAAAGAAGCCGATTTGTCTTTAAGGGAACAAACCAAAGCCGTTCGAGATGCCCTGACGAATGCTTTTGGTGGTAGTTTTACGGATGATATTTTAGCAAGAGTTACAACTGGCGAAATTACCACAAAAACAGCACTGGAAAGAATTGCAGCCAAAGCCAAGGAATCAGGATTGACACAACAACAACAAGCACAATTGACAGCAGACATTTTCCGTGGTGCTGGTGAAGATGCTGGTGGAGCTTTAAAAGTTTTGGAAGCTGTTGGTGTTTCTGCTCAAAAAGAAATTTCAGCAAGTACAAAAGCGCAATTGGAATTATTGGAAGCAAACGAAAAACTGAACAAATCACAAGCAGAATTATTCGAGATAGAAGGTTTTGGAAGTATTTGGGATGGAATAAAAGCAAAAGTAACCGATGCCTTTGCCTCTGCCCTTACTTATTTATCAGAATTTAAAAACAACATTCAACCTCTTATTGATTTGGTTGGTGTCGCTCTTGTTAATGCGTGGATAGTTTTAAAATTAGGAGTTTCCAATGCCTTTGACGTCATTGGCGGAGTTGTAAAAATCGTTACGGATAACATTGCATTTGGTTTCAATTTTGTAAAAGCCATTATTACAGGCGACTTTCTGGGAGCAATAGATTTGGTTAAAAATTATTTTATAAATCTTGGATCCACCGTTGGAAACATTTTTGGAAATATCAAAAACAACATTATCAATGCCATTCAAGGTGTGATTTCAAACGTTGCTCCATTGTTGAAAGCTATTGGTTTGGATGTCGATTTCATTCAAAAGAAACTTGAAGGATTGAAATCAAAAGACATTGTTGTTAAAGCTTCCGGACAAGCTGGAACCGCCACAACAAATCCTGACAATGCAGACACAAAAACCACAGAAGAAGAACTTGCCAAACAAAAATCAATTCGGGATGCGGCACGACAAAAAGAAGCCGAAGCACGCAAAACCGCTGCCGATAAAAAACAATCCGAGCAAGACAAAGCCGATAAAATTGAGCAAGACAAAATCATTGCACTCGCAAAAGCCAAAGAAGGACTTGCCAAAGCAGAACTTGCCGCATTTATAGCAAACGAACGCACAAAACTAGACTCGACAAAAAGCTTGACTCCGGAGATAATTGCTGAGGAAACAAAGCGACTCGATGACATTCGCTTTTTAAAGGAAAATGCACTGGCGAACGAACGATTGAGTAAAGTTGAAGCAGCACAATCTGATTATGATTCCGATAAAATAAATGCCGAGACTTTGGCAGCGTTGAAATCAACCATTGATTTAGAATATTTGATAGCGGAACAGGCTCTTGATTTAGAATTTCAAGCAACGACAACTGGACTTAAAAAAACCTATGAAGAAGAACAAAAAGTTGTAAATGCCGAACAACTCCTTGCCGACAATGAACTCGCACTTGCCGAGGCAACCACGAAAGAGGAAGCCAACAATCTAAAACGCCAGCAAGATTATACGGTAGAACTTGCAGGATATAAAAAGTTGCTTGATGATAAAGTTATCACAGAAGATAAATACAATCGTTTTGTAGCTGCTGCAAAAATAAAGCAGTCCGATATGGATACAATGAACCGAGCGGCTCATTTAGGTCAGAACTTGCAGGCTATGGGACAGGTTGCTGGAGCTCTTGGCGAGATGTTTGGGCAGTCAAAAGCTTTGGCAGTTGTACAAGCAGGAATCAACGGGGCCTTAGCGATCACAAACATTTTTGCAACAACTCCAAAAGTCGATTTCGGGTTTTCTACTTATGCCTTAATTGCCGCTTCTGGAATAAGCACTGTTGCTGCTATTTCAAAGATTTTAAGTTCTAAAGCACCTAAAACTCCTAAGTTCTTTTATGGTGGTGATACAGGAACCACCGCACATCTTGGTTTTGATGAATATGGACCAATGACAGGAATCGTACACAAAAACGAATATGTCATTCCGGAAACAATGACACAATCGCCACGATACGCAAACACAATTGCGTGGTTAGAGCAAGAACGTGTTGGCAACACTCGTAAATTTGCAACAGGTGGAGGAACTTCTCCTGGTGCAGTTCCAGTTGGAAGTCAAGGATATTCTTTAGATAATGAAATGTTATATGGAGCGATTGCAAATCTTAACGCAATTTTAGCGAGAGGAATAAAAGCAACAGCATTAATTGGTTATGCCGAAGCGGAGAGCATACAAACTTTAAACGATGAGCGCAATGTTTCCGCACAAGGAGGGATTTTAAATGAATAATTTTAACAAAATGAGGTTTCCCGTAAAATTTTAACATTTAAAATCAGCACATTTATATTTAACTTAAATTAATAAAAATGAATTTTACGCTCCTGAAAGACGATTTATTACCAACGCTGAAATTATTAAAAAAAACAATTTTTGACATTCATACCGTCAAAGACACTAAATCTGACCTTGATGATATGTTTTTTAACTACATTTTCAAATCTTGTGGCGATGATTTAGAGAAAAGAGAATCGGCGACAATCAGTTATCAAAGAATCAGGAAACTGCTCGCCTGCATAGAAACGCTGCAGGATCCAAGCGGAGAAGTGGAATGCAAATTCACGATAAAATAATTATCATAGAAAACCGCTATTTACTAGCGGTTTTTTTTGTCCTATTGTCACTAAAAAAACTCCTTTAAATTAGCATCATAATCAAACGAAAATGATGACAATTGTATCTTCACCAGCTTTAAATCGGGTTTTTCTCGACGCCAATAATACCGAGATAGAAATCCTGTCTACAAATGGAGCTGGGCATTATTATCGCGCTTTGATTTATGTAAATGATGTTTTGTTTGATACTCAAGGCTGGTCCCGTTTCGATGCTTACAGCACGGTAAAAGATTTAGTTAAATTATACAACGCATATTTCGAAAGTACCTTCGCTCCATTTGCCACAAACGGCATCACGGAACAAACCGCACTCAAAAAGAAAATAAGTATCACCATCGAAGAGCGACTTATTGCCACGGATGCCGTTGTAGAAACTATTAATTTGCCTATTTTTTATTTTATGTACAATCAAAATCCAGTGTATTTTGATGATACCATAAAGGTACAGCCGTTGGGAATTTCGCCTGCTGTTTTACAAATTCCAATAAACGGAATTATCAGGATTCCATTCTATGTCAAGGCAACTGCCGAGGCGGTTGTTGTCGTACTAAAAAACAACTTTGGAGCGATTATCAACTCACAAACCATTACTTCCTTTACTGGAAACAAAATATTTTTATACGAATTCAATTTATCAGGAGTTACTTTGGCAGCCAATACCATCTACTTCGAGACAACCATCACTTGTGGCGCGACCACGACAACTTTGCGATACAGATTGCTTCGGTTGCCAGATTTCCCTGTTAAAGAATTGTATTTTAAGAATAACTTTGGCTATTTTATTCCCGCTTATTTTGATGGCGAACTCGAAATTTCGAACAGTTTGAAAATAAACGATTACCAAGAAGCAGACGGAACCAATGTGATTTTCGAAATTGACGAAGAGGCAACTTACACCATCAACACAGGCTATTTATTAGCCGATGAACGTGCGATTGTCAATCAAATAATCAATTCTCCGGACGTGGTTTTCAAAGTCAATAACCAATGGAAGAAAATTCAGACTTCCACGAAAAAAGAATTGGCTTTCCGTGACAAAAAACACAGTTTCGCACAAGATTTAACCTTCACCTTCAACACTAAAGGCAAAGTTCCAAACGTATGAGTTTAATTAAGATAGTTGCAAAAGACATCGAACTTGATTTTGTTAAAGAAACCCTTTCGATAAAAAAAGAGAACAATGCGTTGAGCCGTGATTTTAGCGTGGCCCATTCGAGCTTTCCTTTTTTGATTATCGAAAATAAAAAAGCCAAACAAGCCCTTGGAACCCGTGAGTTATCTTCGATAAACAAAATAAAAACCATTGAAGTCACTGTTTTTGAAGGTGGGAAAAAATATCTGGGAGAACTGCAAGTGTTGTCTTATTTATCAGGGTTTCGAAAGTGTAATTTGAAATATGCTTCTGATTTACTTTCGATAATGAACACTAAGATTGCCGATTTTATGCCAACGGTTTCGGTAATACCAGGAGAGACAGCTCCAGTTCCTTATTTAGAAACAACGGACATTCCGGTTACGGGATCAGATAATTGGGCAACTTATCCTTTGGGTTTTATCAACAATATTTTTCCTGCTGTAAAATGGCAGTTTCCTACAATGAAACACTTTAATAAATTTGGTGTTGATTTAGCCGTTGATGATCCTTGGCATAGTTATGAAAACGAAATCAACAAATTTGGATTAACAGAATTTGTTGAGAATACTTATGAAGTTGTTTCAAATGTTTGCACTGTTTTAAACAAGAATATTCCAGCTCCACAATTGTTTTTATTAACGCCGTTATTTTATGCTTTAGAGACCATTGGGTGGAAAATGAGTGGCTCTTTTACCACTTCGGAATTTATAAAAAGACTACTTATTTTAAATAACAAAAATAATTTAACAAAAAGTTTTCCTTTAAAAACTACAGGGACAGTGACACTAAATGCTCCAACTATTGGTGGCGCTTACGATGATCTTGGAGAATTAATATATTATTATTATAGTTCATTGACTTATTATGTAGCCAGTGTAGCTGGTGTTTACTATTTTAATTATGAAATTACAGAACCTACTTTTACATTCGATGATCCTTATGTTGATAGAAAATATTTTTATATAGCTCTTGGTGATCAATCATTCATTGCTTATACTCATTATTCAACAACAGCTGCAAATGTTTATAAAGGAACCATTAAAATTGAAGTCACTGCTGCCGAAGTAGGTCAGAACATACGAATTGGATATTTTACAAATGTAGATAGTCTTCCAACGTATTCTTTAGGTGTAAAAGTAACGTATCCAAATGAATACAACCAGATGCATCCAACTATCAATTTATCAAGATATACTCCGGACTGGACATTTGCTACTTATTTGAATGCGTTACAAAATTTTTTCAATTTAGAAATAACGCCCGATGATTTTACTAAAAAATTAACGCTTAATTTCAATGCCGACTCAATTATAAATGGGGAAAAAACAATTTTAAACAAGTCGCTAATTGCTTCAAGTTATGAGCAAACACCTTATAATTCATTTCTTTTAAAATACGCCAATGATGAAGATGCAGCTTTATGGATCACAACTGAAGGAGCTGTGATTTATACCACTCAAAAATCTGATTTTTTAGAAAAATTAGACTCGAAGTTTAAATTAGTTCCTACAACTGCCACGGCAACTTTATCTGAAGAATTAGACTCAAAAGAAGGCATTGGTTTAATGATTTATGACACATTCAATAAGCCAAATACATCTTCAAATTATTTAGGTCAAAATCTTAATCTAGATGGAGTTGGTGGGGTTTATGAAGTCTATTGGAGAAAATGGTTAAAGTTTCGTTTAAACAGTTCTATATTAGAAATGTCTGGACCATTCACTGAAATTGAATTAAATAAAATTATAAAGTTAAATCGAATTTTTATTGATAATCAAGAGTATATGATTAGTAGTTTGCAATATTCAGAAACTACCCAAAATAATTTTGATGTGAAATTTAGTTTATTGAGCATCACTTTTTAAAATATCATCCAAATTATTAATTTGCTGTTCCACGATGCTTTCCACAATGTGAACATAGTCCATTGTTTCCCTTATGTTTCCGTGACCCAATAATTTTTGAAGAATTTCGACACGTCCACCGCAAATCAGGAAGTTTGTGGCAAATGAATGTCGGGCCACGTGAAAAGTGATGTGTTTTTTAATGCCGCAAGTTTTTGCAATTACTTTCAATTCTCGATTAATATGAGCTTCTGAGTAATCACCAGAGAAAATATAATCGTCACCCACAAATGACAAAGCCGATTGATTCAATTGAATGCGTTGTAATTTTCCAGTCTTTTGCGAAAAGAAAATTAATATATCACCCACAATATTTTCCTTAGTAATTGCCTTAATGTCAGAAATCCGCAATCCTGTAAAACACGAAAAAAGAAAACGCCCAAGGATTGCTTTTAAACTCTCATTTATGAATTCCGAAGTATAATATTGATTTAGGCGTTTTATTTCAACAGCATCAAGAAACGTTCTATTACTAACGCATCGAGTCGTCTTTATATCTTTGAAGTTTAGCGGAGTGACAATTCCTTTGTTGTTAGCAATGTGCAAGTATTTTTTAAAGTTTTTCGAAACGGTTTGAATGGTATTTGGCTCATTCTTTTTTACCTTCTCAAAATACCGAATCATTTTCTCAAAAAATAGCGGCGTAATTTCATAAAACAAAATCGACTCTTTGTATTTTTTAACCTTCCGGAGTGAAGACATTTGCTGTTTATAAGTGGCAATGTCACGCGTTTCTTTTTGGTTTACCATTTCAAGTTCCCAGAACTTAATAAAATCAATTCTAGAACTTGGGTTTTGGTATTCGTTAACAAGCTTGTCAATATCCAGAACTTCGCCAGCAAGTCGGTAACTGATTTCAATTTTATTGATGTCGGCCAATGCTTTTTCAATAATCAAATTATAATCCTTGGCAAAGTGTGCTTTTACTTTTACGCGTTGTTTCTTTTTGTCAAAATCAATAGGAGCCACACTTATATATATAGGTAGTTTTTTTCTTTTACCCATAATAAAAACCTGCAAGTGCAATGCACAAGTTCCATCGGCGCGAACGTAATCATCTTTGATCACAATTTTCGCTGTCAACTCCCCACTAAAATTCACTGGGGCGTTTATTGGGGAGTGAAAGGCATTTTTTGAGGAATCCATTACTTATTTCTAATTTTACTACTATGCTAAAAACACCGAAGGCGTGGGGATTGCAGTTGTTTTTTGCAATTTCCACGCCTTTAAAAATTTGGGTTTGTGACCGCGACAGGGTTTTTTTTATCTCTAATAAACCCACTAAATTCGGGCATCTCATTTTTTTGTGGGGCGTTTGTGGGGCGTGTTAATTATTATTTTCTTTAAACGAGCAATCATTTCGCTGTCCTGGTCACTTATTGTAATCTCCAACTCGAATTCCTCTTCCTTTTTTTTAGTCTTCATTTTTTAGTCTTTTATCGATTAGCGCGTTGATCTTATTGACAGTAGTTTCTTTGTCAAAATATTTCAAGAAAGCGTCAAACCCCGGATCTATTTTTCCGTAAATAGGTTGTGGTTCACTTAAAGCATCAGCTTCTTCTGGGTTTATCTCTACAGAACCACGTCCTGTAAGTACCCAATTCACGTTTAAATTTGGATAAGCGTCCATTACTTGTTTTAAAACGATAACTCCAAGGTTTCGAGAACCTTGTAAAACTTGGTGAAATCCGCTATATCCAATTTCATTTTTTACACAAAAGTTTCGGACACTAACTTCTTTGCTTTCAATGTAATACCTCAATCGTTCTCCTTCTGTTTTCATATCTTTAAAAATTAAGTGTCTTTTATTAGTATATATACAATTAAATTACATATATTTGTGATAGTAAAACGATACTCTTACGATAGTAAAGTTATACTAAAATTTTTAATTAAAAATAGCACTTATATATGATTACAATTGCCCAGCGAAAAAAACTTAAAAAAGCCTTTAAAAACGGTTACTCTAAAGAGGTTATGTTGATTTTAGAAGATAGAAAAATAGTCAATAAAAACGGAAATCCTTTCTCTGAATCTTATGTTCGACACGTTTTTAACGGTAGAAATAGCAACGATTTAATTGAAGAAGTATTATTTGAATTGTATCAAAAAAGAGTATATGAGGTGTCAAATAAGCGTATGATTCGCCAACAGATTCTTGAAAATAAAAAACCCGAAGCTACAACTCCGGGTTCCTTTTAATTATTAACCATAAATGATTAATGTTATGCACGACAAATCTACAACAAAAAGTTATTTCAACCAAATATGGCCAGAAATAACTCGCCCTACTTCAAGGGAACTCGAAATCCTTTCCTTATTTGCTTCTGATCTATGTGACAAGCAAATTGCCGACCATCTCGGAATTACCGAAAGCACACTGAACACTCACAAAAAAAACTTATTTGAAAAGTTCGATGTTCACTCCAAATCAGGTTTAATTTCAAAAGCGTTTCACCAAAAAATTATCCAATAATGCTATTTAAAAAAATAAACATCGACAAAATTTTATTCTTGGCAATCGCTTGTTGCTGGATAATACTAGGCAGAATCGTCTTTTTACTAATCAAAATAAATTTATAATTATGGCAATCACTTTCACTTACACAGGTTCAGAAGCATTAGAAATGCTAAAAGAACATTATCCTAAAACTTGGGAAACTGAAATTTATAACGGAAGACTATTCATAAAATCAATGATGCGGTTATACAATCTTGATGCAATGGAAGCTTACCAAAAATATTTAAAAGTTTGTGGCTCTTGCGAAAAAGCAATTTCAGCTTTAGCAGCACTTCATTTAATGAACCAGCAAGTTATTATTGGTAGAGAGATTTCCGCTTTACAAGATAATCAAGAAAGTTATAAAAGCCAATCTGTAGCACTAGAAGGATCTTCAATCACTTCGTATCAAGACAAAATGATACTTAGAAAACATTATTTAGACAAGAAAATTGAAACCCAAAACAGAATCGAAGAGTTAATCAATTCCTTTCCAGTTTTTAGTGCCGAGACCGTGAAAATTCAACTTAATATTTTTGATAATAATTAATATGAGTAGATTATTAGACCCAGAAAGAGCCGAAATGCTTATGTATAATGCTCAAAAAATTTACGGAGTTAATCCAATTGCAAAAGGGAACGAACGCCCAAATGTTTGGTGTAGAACTGCTATTTCAGTTATTTTAAAAAAAGAAGGAAACACTTTGATGTCCATTGGACAGTTCCTTTATAAAAACCACGCTACAATTATGCATGGCCTTGCAAAGCATCACGACAACCTTATTTATGATAAAGAGTATCGAATGTTTTTTAAAGAATTTGAAGTTGCTATCAAAAACCCAGAGTCTTCTAGTCCCTACATTTTGAAAAATTTAAAACATAGAATTACTGAAATCATTCTAACATTGAAAGCGCTGGGATATGATGAAAAACGCATTGACAACTTCTTTGAGGAATGCATTCAAGAAACTAAATTAAAAATAGCTTAAGCCATATTATGTACACCGAAAACTCAATAGATCTTGTTCGAAATGCCGATATTGTCACCATCATTCAACACTTTTGTGAACTGAAACGCTCCGGTTCTAAATGGAACGCAGTTTCTCCCTTCAACGGTTCAAAAGATTCCTTTTTTGTAACTCCAAGCCTTAATATGTACAAATGCTTTTCTACAGGCAAAGGCGGTGACGGCATTTCATTTATTAAAAACCTTAAAAACACTTCGTTTTCAGAGTCTTGCAAAATCATTGCTGACATTTGCGGAATCGTTCTGGAAGAGGAACAAATGAGCGAAGAGCAGGAACGTAAAAAAAGCTACAAACAAGAGCTTTACGACCTGACCACAACCACGGCTTTGAAATACGAAATGCAACTTTCAAATTTACCAGAAAACCATTGGGTTTTGCAAATGTTGGTGAAAAGAAATATTAATCCAGAAACGGTTGAAAAATTCCGAATTGGGTATGCTCCAAAAGATTTTCACTTTGTTTCAAAACCAATAATCGAAAAAGGAAAACTGGAACTTGGCAAAACCGTTGGTTTGGTTAACACGAAAGAAGGCCGAAGCTTTGACTTCTTTTTGGATCGTTTAATATTCCCTATCCAAGACGTAAAAGGAAACGTGGTGGCTTTTGGTGGCCGAAAAGCAGAAGGTGTTGACGGTCCAAAGTATATCAATACAGCACAAACCGAAATATACAACAAAAGTCACATTTTGTATGGCTTGTTTCAAAACAAAGAAACCATTGCCAAAAGCAAAACCGCAATCCTTGTGGAAGGATATACTGATGTGACTGGATTATCACAACACGGATGTCCGTTGGCGGTCGCATCTTGCGGAACGGCTTTAAGCGACATTCAAACAAAATTATTACACCGTTTTGCCGATCACGTTATCATTTGCCGTGACAATGACGGACTGGATGAACAGGGAAACGAACAAAAAGGAACATTGGCTGCCATTCGCGACATCAATATTTTATTGGCCGAAGGTTTCAAGGTTTCCATCTTTATGCTTCCAGAAGGCGAAGACCCGGACAGCTATGCCAAGAAAACCGACAAAGTACAAGAAAACATTTTAGCAAATGCCGAAGATGCCGTTATCTGGAAAACTTTAAAACTCAAAAATAAGGCTGCCAATGACCCAGACGCGCTTTCCGATGCTGTGACCGAAATTGCACAGATGCTTTTCGTAATGAAAGATGACATCAAACGCTCGGCTTATTTAGATATGACGCGTAAATTGTTGAAAGTTCCTGCTAAATTACTGAAAGATAAGATTGACTCTTTTATCAAAAAAGCGGAAGTGAAATCGACAAATAGTGGCGAAGTGGCAAAAGTAGAAGCAGAAACACTTGGACTTCCCGAAGGTGCTGACTATAAACAATTTTTTGAAAAAGGATATGTGCCTCACGAAAACAATGTGTATTTCAAAGGTAGAGAGCGTTTTTTTAAAGGTTCAAACTTCAAAATCACACCGCTTTTTCACGTATATGGAAAGCAAGACAACAAGAGATTGTGCGAAGTGATCTCGGAAACCGGAAAGAAAAAAATAATCGACTTTGATTCTTCTGACTTTGGCCAAATGGCAAAATTTGAAAACAAATTATTGGACGAAGGGAATTTCACCTTTATGGCCGATGTCACACCCAACCAATTCAAACTCCTTAGAAATGATATTTTGAACAATTTCATTATGGCTTATGAGTTGAAGACACTCGGCTGGCAACAAGAAGGTTTCTTTGCCTTCGCCAATTGCGTGAACCACAACGGAACGATGAAAAAACCCAATGATTACGGAATCATTCAATTGGATTCTGGCATCAAAAATGAATCGGAATATATGGAAGACATCAAACACTTCTATTCGCCTTCGGCTTCGGTGATGTATAAATTTACGCGTGATGGTGACGACCCTTATGAAAATGACAGATACTTTGTATATAAAGAGTCTCCGGTGAGCTTCGCCAAATGGATGGAGCAAATGGTGATTGTTTACGATAAAAAAGCCGTGACCGGAATTGCTTTTCTTATTGCCACTTTGTTTCGGGATATTTATTTGAAGAGATACCAATTCTTCCCACACTTATTCCTTACAGGCGAAAAAGGTTCTGGAAAGTCCAAATTTGGCGAAAGTTGTGTCGCTTTATACACTTACAAACAAGAGCCTTTCGATTTGAACTCTGGAACACCAGTTGCTTTTTATAGAAGATTATCCAGAATAATGAATGCACCCACAATGCTCGAAGAATACCACGATGGTGTTGATGACAAGATTTTCCAGCCAATAAAAGGAGCTTATGACGGACGGGGAAGGGAAATGGGAAAAGCCACGGGCGATAACCGAACCACCACCACGAAGGTGAACTGCTCCTTAATTCTCTTGTCGCAATATTTATCGAGTCGTGACGACAACTCACTGACTTCTCGAAGCATTGTGGAGCATTTCATTAAACAGCAGGATCCATTCACGAACGAGCAAATTGAGGAATATGCCAAACTGAAATCTTGGGAAGAAGAGGGTTTGAGTTCTATGTTGATGGATATTTTGAAACACCGCCCAATGGTGGAAGAAAACATTCATACGATGTATGCCTCCATAAACAAACAAATGAAAGCTGATTTAAAAGGCAACGAATACCAGGAACGAATGTTGCAGAATTATGTGGCAATGCTCGCACCAATGAAACTCTTATGGGACCAGTTTAAATTTCCTTTTACTTATGAGGCGATGTACAAACAATTCAAAGAAGCAATTATCGACTCTTCGGACTTGATTATCGAAAGCGAAGGATTGGCAGAATTCTGGAGAACCTTGGAGTATTTATTGGACCGCAAACCATTTCCACTTCTTGTGGAAGGAACACACTTTATCCTGGACAAGCCAATAAGCATTTCATTCCAAACTCGAAAAGGAGAAAAAGACTTCGAGTGGAAAAACGAAACCAGAAAACAAGTGATGTTCTTGCGATTGAATGCTGTTCACCAATTGTACCACAAAGAGGTTTCGACACGTGAAGGAACAGAAGTAATTGGAGAAAACACTTTGCGAAATTATTTTAAATCAAAAAAATACTTCCTTGGAGCTGTAAAATCGCACCAATTTGAAGACACCAAGACTTCGGCTTATGCTTTTGATTATTCAATGATGTATGAAGGCGGCGTGTTGAACTTCACCAGAAACAAAGAGACCCAAAGTTTGCACGAAAAAGAACCTGCAGACGATTTGCCATACTAATGGAGTCGCGAGAGTTTTGCCAATATTTTAAGTGGTGCGTTGAGAACGGAATCAAGATATTTCCAATACCACTTCACGACAAAAGCGAAAACTACAAAATATGTGTCGAAAGAAATGGAGCTGGATCCGTTGGACAAAGAGTTTTTGAAAACCAACCCAAAGGAAAAGACAATTCAGTTTGGGAACAAATAAGAGAATTGTATAAAATAATTTATAAACGAGACAATATTTTACCACTTATGGATTACAGCTATTTACCCATCGAACAACAAATTGTTTTAACGAAAGAAGACATTAAAAACTCTGAAAATCACATAAAACATTATTCCAATAATCCGCTTCAACTGGATGAATTGAGATTCAAAATACAAGAGCAGGGATTACAGGCACACAATAATCATTTGCATAAAAGATTAGAAAAATTAGAAATAAAATTTAAAACTAAAACAAATCAAGAAAATGAATCCACAATCTAAAAGAATGTCAATCTTGGAAAGTATCGCCAACACTTTGATTGGTTTACTAACCAGTTTTTATATGCAAGTTTTAGTGTTTCCAATGTTTGGCATTTATGTAAGCTCGGCAACTAATGTGAAAATCACGTCCATTTTCTTTGTGATTTCATTTGCCAGAAGCTATTGCACCAGGAGAGTATTTAATAAAATCAATAATAAATAAAAATGGAAATACAACAATCAAAAAAGTACGAACAGTTTGAAAACATCATTGGCAATAGAGTCTTGAGTGTTTCTAAAATAGACAAGATTTGCAATGATGTGAATGCAGGTTTCAATATGTTGCCTTATTGCCCAATTGTAGTTTCTGAAAATGAACTGGGTTTCTTTCACATCATTGACGGACAACACCGTTTTGAAGTGAGCAAGAAAACAAATAATCCGGTGTATTATGTGGTTTGCAACACACTTTCCTTGAAGCAAATTGCACAATTGAATTCCCGTGGCGATAAATGGAAAGCAAACGACTTTCTGAACTGTTATATAAACTTAGGAATTGAAGACTATAAAATTCTAAAAGAATTTATGAAAGCTCACGATACCAATATCAAGCTTTCAATTGATTTGTTGATGTACAATAAACATACTGAAAAATCAACAGACGATTTTCAGTCAGGTGATTTTAGAGTCAAGTTTATGGAAGAAGTTACAATGTTAGTAGAACTGACAGAATCTATTTTCAAAAGATATGCGTTCTCCCGTGATCGATACCTTATTGGTGCGGTTCAGATTATCGCCAAGAAAGGAAAATGTGACTTTGAAAAGTTAAAACAGAAAATAAGTTCTGCTCCCAATCTGATGGATAAACACGGTGACGTGAAAAACTACATCTACAATATTGAGAGAGTTTACAACCACAAGAATTCAATAAGAGAAGTAATTTATTAAAAACAGAAATATGAGCAAATTAATGTACGGAAGTTTAGACTTCTCAAAACTGCTAGAATTAGCAAAATCAGGAAACAAAGCGTTTTCAAGACACGAGAACGGTAAGATCTATTTAAACCTGAATGTTTGGGTCAATGACGAAAAAGACAAGTTTGGCAACGATGCCAGCATGCAGACTTCATTTAAGGATGCCACCAAGGAAGAGAAGGTTTATTTTGGGAATCTCAAAATAAGTGAACCCACCACAAAACAGCTGGAAGAAAACAATGCAGCCATTCCTGCAGACGATGATTTACCATATTAATTTTAAAACCCACAATACAATGAAAACAGTTAAAAAAACCGCTACAGAGGCAAAAACACCACGTTATGTAGTTAGTACCCTAGAAGGAATAGAACTAAACGCCAGCAACAAGGAATTGGCCCAACAAAGAGTCGAGGAGCTTCAATCTAATTTTACTCCGGTAATCTATTTCGATGATCACAAAGAGAAAATCCATTGGGTTTACCAAAAAACTCCAACCCAAAAGAACTACAGAGTTTTTATGGGACATTATGTTGCTCCGGTAAAAGAGATAGTTGCAACAGTAGAACCGGAAGATTTAGTGTAAAAAACAATAACAACCCGGTGATTTAGTTTGCCGGGTTGTTTTTAAAATGGCTTATAACGCCCTGCCGCTTGGAGAGGTTGGGAAAAGTACAAACTAATAATCAAATTTAAAACTAAACAATGAAAGCACAAGACCAAAATTCAGATAAGCCCGAAACCCAATCTTGCCAAATGGCTGTTACTGGCTGTTTCTCTATTAAATCAGAAAACGTAATTGTAACTACTGGTTCAGACTTTTCTGGAGTTGGAGCATTCGACCAAGCACTTGAAAGATTAGGTATTAAGCAAAATAAGAAGTTTGCTTGTGATATGGACAAATACGCTCGACAAACTTACATCTACAATTTTGGAGAACCTGATTATTATCCGGAGAATGTTTATGAACGTGAAATACCAAAAGAAAGTTTAGATATTTATATGACTTCTCCGCCTTGCCAAAGTTTCAGTTTAGCAGGAAAACGCAAAGGTGAAGATTCTAAAAATGGAGTTTTGTTTTATAATTCACACGAGTTTATTGTAAAAAACAATCCTCGTTATTTCATTTTTGAAAATGTAAAAGGATTGCTTTCTGACGATAACGGAAAAACGTTTCAAAGATGGATTGATTATTTAGGTGGAAAATCTGTAAACGGAAATCCTGTAATATTTCCTCACGAAAACGCAACACCGTATCACGTTTATTACCAAGTTATGAATGCGAAACATTACGGAGTTCCGCAAAATAGAGAACGGATTTTTATAATTGGGATTCGTGATGATGCAGACAATACTTTTAGTTTTCCAAAGCCATTTCATTTAGTAAAAAGATTGAAAGATGTTTTAGAGAATGAAGTTGATGAAAAGTATTTTTTGAGTGATACAATGCTTACTTGGATTGATAAGCATAGAGAAAAAAGAAGTAGTTCAGGAAAATATCCATTTACAGAAGAAGATGATTATAGTGGTTGCATTACTGCAAGATATAATAAAATGGGTGCGGAAGATATTTTTATTGGAGCAATACTAGGTCGTAATCCACAAAATCCATTAAGTAGAGTTTCAGGATTACCAACGGAACAAATGCTTGAAATAAACGAAAACGGAACTTCAAACGCATTAACTACGGTTCAGAAAGATAATGTAGTTGTGATTCCTGCTCCAATAGTAGAATATCAACTGACTGGTGGTAAATGGGATAAAACACACGAACAATCAGGACGAGTTTATGATAAAAATGGAATTTCACCAACGATACATACAATGGGTGGCGGAAATCAAGAACCTAAAGTATCAAATATGCAAAGAATAAGAAGATTAACACCGTTTGAATGTTTCAGATTAATGGATTTTAACGAAAACTTCAAGTGGAATGTAAGCGATTCACAAGCATACAAACAAGCTGGAAATTCAATTGTAGTAAGTTGTTTAGTTGAGATAATAAAACGTCTTGATTTACGTCAACCGAAATAGCCAGTAACGTAAAAGCATTGCTGTCAGTGGCGGATTTATAACACAAAAGTTGAAATTATGCAGAAAAGTTTATTTGAAACACCACAGTTGAATATACCACATCAGCCGCCATTGCAGCAATGCAGTGTTGTGTGCAGTTGCGGTTTATCAACGGAAAGCCCAAAAGCTCTTTTTTTTATTGAACGAATTGACTATAAAACTGCAATGGATTTGGTTGTTAAAAATCATTACCTACATCGCAAAGCACCTTGTTCTTTTGCCTTTGGTTTATTCTGCAAGCAATCAAAAAACATTATTGGTGTGGTTATTTACGGAACGCCATCATCAGCACCTTTGAGGGGTGGGATTTGTGGTTTGGATGAAAAGGATAATGTGATTGAGCTTACAAGGCTTTGGGTAAAGGACGGAACTCCAAAGAACACTGAAAGTTTTTTGATTGGAAATACAATTGGTAAAGTTGATAAGGAAATAATTGTAAGCTATGCAGAAATTCAACAAGGGCATATAGGCATAGTTTATCAGGCTACTAATTGGATTTATACAGGGTTATCGGCAAAAAGAACAAACTGGACTATTGAAGGTAATGATAAGCATTGCCAAACCATTGCAGACAAATACACGGCAGTTGAAATAAGGGAAAAATATGGTGATAAATTTAGCTTAGTTGACAGACCACGAAAGCACAGATACGTTTACTTCAACTGCAAGCCTAAAAGAAAAAAAGAGCTTTTAGGAAAATTGAAATACAAAGTCGAGCCTTACCCGAAAATTTCATTAGATGCAGGTTCGTAGCAATTGCACACAACTACTATATGTAAAAAAAGCATACAAACACCAACAAATTAAACACTTCACAAATGGAAATTCCTAAGTACCTTATTTTGTATCGGAAAGAGTTGGAACTCAAAAACTATGCAGAAAACACCATTAAAAACTATGTTTATCAGGTGGAGCAGTTTTTGAAAGGTCACAATCAATTGTTCACAGAACCTTCAAAAATAAATGAAGCAGCCATTAAAACGTGGCTGCTTCAATTTAAGACCAGGAACTCGATGTGTCATTCGCTTTCGGCTTTGAAGTTGTTTTATAAATATGTGATCAAACAACCAATGAAGTTCAAGTATATTGAATATCCAAGAAGCGAAAGGAAACTCCCAAAAATCATTGAGAAAGAATTTCTGCTTAATCAATTGGATAAAATTACCAACACAAAACACAAGGCGTTGCTCACGATGACTTATTCTACAGGAATGAGAGTTTCGGAAGTCATTAATCTTTTAATCTCGGATATCGACAGCAAACGGATGCTTATTTTTATTCGGAACTCAAAAGGAAACAAAGACCGGATTGTTCCGTTAAGCCAGAAGGTTCTGGAGTTGCTTCGAATCTATTTCCTTGAGTATCGACCAAAGGAGTATTTATTCAACGGCCAATTCACAAATCAATACAGCGAAACGAGTTGTAACCAATTGGTAAAAAAATACATTGGCAAAGAATACCACATGCACTTACTTCGACATTCAAATGCCACCGCTTTGCTCGAAGCCGGAACAGATCTAAGATACATACAAAAACACCTTGGACACTCCAATGTAAAAACTACAGAAATATATTGTCACGTTTCCACAGCTTCGCTTTCAAAATTAAATTTACCAATTTAGTTTTTTTTTCAAATACTAGACATTTGTATATACAAATATAAAACCCAATCCACCCGGATTGGGTTTTTTTATATCAATTTTCGGAAACCCCCGCACCCCCGTGAATTTAAAAAATTTTCGAAAAATTTTTTTTTACTGAAAAAAGAAGGTGAAAATAGTTCCCGAAGTTCCCGAAGAAATATATAGGTATTATTAATTATATAAAGTACTATATATCAATATATTAGATAAATATTATTTTGGGGAACTATTGCTGAATTTACGGGAATTACGGGAACTATTTTTTAGAGTTCCTCCAAAACGAACAATAGTTCCCGAAGTTCCCGTACTTTTTAAAGTTTAACTCTTTGATAATCAAATAAGTGAACTTGGGGAACTTTTTTTCAGAAATAATATGCTTTTTTGCAGATATATATTATTTTTTGAGCTTTTTTACCAAAAAAAGGCTAAATTTGGTAAACCTTAAAAAATTTTTTATGATTTCGATTTCTATTCCAGTCAAAATTCACGTTAAAAAGTACTTGATTAAGAAATATGGCTCCGTTCACACGGTCACGAAAAAAACATTTTTAGGTTTGTTGCTGCTGGAACTGATCAACAACAAAGTGGAAGCTCCAGAACGGAAGATTTTAGAGTTCGAAAAGTACGAATTAACGATTCCATCCTTTTATTTCAACAAAAAAGGATTCAACATCGATAAAAACAAAGCTCGGTTCCTGGGGAACTGTCTCGAAAAGTTATTTTTTGAGGATTTCTACTCTTTTATTGATTTGGAACTGCTCAAAGGAAAGACCAACGCAATGAAAAGCATCAAACTCTTCTTTCTGATTTATGATATATCAGAAAATGAAATGAAGCTCGAATCGATGTATAGGAAATATCAAAGGTATTCTGGGGAGCAAATAAAAGTAAAAAAATTGACTACAATAGTAAATCAGTAGTACATAAATCATTGAAAGCCACAGTATGATTGATGGCAAAATACGACAGTTTAATAAAAATAAATTTAAAAAATTATGACATTTTCTTGCGACGAAAAATTACCCGGTTTTGCCGAATTGAATTTTCTCTTACTGGAGGAAACTTCAAACTGGCCTTTTGTGACTACAGATGAAAATTCTGGACAAATTACATTCACACCTTATGTAAATGACGTGGAAGCTTTGATTGAACCAGACTCTATTGATGTGAATGTGAATCCAAAACAAGGACCAGAAGGAACGGTTCAACAAATTGCAATTTCATTTAAACTGATCACCAGGAGCGAAGCATTGGAACAACTCCTTGAACAATATGCCAATAAACCCGGAGTTGCTATTGGTAAACTGAACAATGATTTCAAAAAAATATATGGAACCAACTTGGAACCTTTATATATGAATTACGAAATCAACGAAGGGACCAAGGTAGATGGAACAGCGTTCACGCAAGTGACAATCAAAGGTGAGACCAAAAAACGCCCGGTTTATTACACACCTTAAATTCTGTCCTATTTTAAGTTTGACAAATACCTAAAATTTGTATTGTAGAAATTACAGTACAAATTTTTTTTGTCAATGAAAAACAACACTTACAGCCTTTTGAACTCACATTGGATGATTACTTCTTCGGGAGCTTCATCAATGATGCCTCAATTATTATCATTGATAAAAGGAAATGAAATCAAAGAAGTAGCTTCAAAACTTCCTGTTGTTTTTATGGAAATGGATGGTGAAGACTTCACCGATGTTCCAGAGATTAATTCCGCTTCGCAGTATATCAATGTTTTATCGATAAAAACTCCATTATTCAAATACGATCAAATGTGCGGTCCAGCAGGAACACGCTCGATGACTCGTTTACTGAAAGAATGGGAAGCTAACGACAATGTTGTGGGTGTGGTTCTGGACATTGACTGTCCGGGTGGCCAAGTTTCAGGATTGGCAGAATTTGCCGAATACCTTCATAATTATTCCAAACCTATTGTTGCTTATACGGACGGTGTTATGGCTTCGGCTGCTTATTATGTGGCTGCCGCTTGCGACCATATTGTGGTGAATCCTAATGCGGACCTTATTGGATCCATTGGAACGATGCTTACTTATGTAAACCTTGACGGCATACTTGAAGCCGAAGGTGGAATTATAAAAGACATTTATGCTACAGGCTCTTCCAGAAAGAATGAAGAACACCGCGCAATGAAAGAAGGCTCCGATGCCTTACTTATAAAAAACATATTAGATCCGGCACGTGACAAATTTGTTGACGATGTTAATTTATACCATCCCGGAATTGATTCCTCGGTTTTTGAAGGTGCAATTTACGCACCAGGCGAAAGTCTTTCTTTAGGATTAGTTGACGAATTGGGAACCATCCAAAAAGCATTCGATAAAGTGGTAATGCTTTCGAACGCTTCTAAAATTTCAAACAATAAAAATACAAATATGAACACAAAACAATTGCCTAATGTGCAAGCGGTTTTGGGTTTAGATGCTCCATTGGCTTCCACGGAAGAGAACGGAAGTTATTTAAACTTTGAACAGCTTGACACTCTCGAAAATCGTTTGGCTGAATTGGAAGCATCCAATACTTCGAACGACATTGAATTGCAATCCGCTTTGGCGCAAACCAATGAAGATCTTGCAAACGCACAAACCCAATTGACCGCAACACAAGAAACAGTTGTTGGAATTGAAACTTCTATTGATGCAATGATGACTTCTGCAGGTTTAACTGTTGAAGGAACCCTTGCCGAAAAAACGATTGCCTTAAACGCAAAAGTTCTGGAAATGGGAAGTAAAGATGGTGCAAGCCACACGAATACAATTATTGACGTCGAAAATACCACTAAAGGAAATGTTATTGGTGGAATCGATGTTACGGCCGCTTTAAACAATTAATTAATTAAAAACCACATTTTATGTCAATCGTAAAAACTGACTTGGTAACCGCCTTTGGTGCTTACTATTTGAATGAAGGTCAAAACTTAGAGCGTCTTAAAGCCGCTATTCGTCAACCTGCTGTGACTCCGAGTTACGCGAAACCAATCATCACTGATGGTGATATTTATCGTTCTGCCAATACTGTATTGGGAGAAATTGTTCAAGCGTTCCAAAAAGCATTCACCACAAAAGGTGATTTGACTTTTGTACCAAACGAAATCCGTTTGAGAAATGCTAAAATCGATGTGTCTTTGTACCCAGACGATGTAAAATCTTCTTGGTTGGGTTTCCTTGCTTCATTGACTGAGCAAGAAAGAGCCAACTGGCCAATCGTTCGTTACTTATTGGAAAGCGAAATTGCACCGCAAATCGCTCACGATATGGAAACAAAAGCGTATTGGGCTGGTGTTTATGTAGCTCCTACACCGGGAACTGCTGGAACTGCTGCAGGAACAATGACCGGTTTGAAAAAACTGATCGACGACGGTTTGACTGCAACTACAATCAACGCTATTGCTTTGACTGCATTGCCAACTCCATCTACAATGGTTGAAGCAATCGAAGAGTTTCACGATGATATGTTGGCCACCAACGAAGCATTGGAAGGCGCAAAAATTAGAATCTATATGGAGCCTAAGTTCCTAAGAAACTATTTCCGCGACCAAAGAAACACTTTTGGAACAAACATCGATTACAAAGCTGGTGAAGCTACAATCGACTTTTCGTCAAATGTTGAATTAGTAGCCTTGCCTTCAATGGCTGGTTCTGGGTATATCTTCGCCACTCCGGTGGATAACTTCTTGCACATTCGTAAAGTGAACGGAATGCAGTCTCCTAAAGTAGAAGAAAGCAAACGTGAAGTTTCATTGATGCTGGATTGGTACGAAGGAATTGGATTTGCTTACAATCAATTGGTTTACGCATTTAAACCAGCTTAATTAGAAGCAAATGGCAAAAGCTAAAAAAGAAACAGCAGTGGTCGATGAGACTGCTGCTGTTATTCAAGAAGAAGTTGTGACAACGGAAGTTGTAGCAACGGAAGAAGTGTCAACCGTAACTGGTTTTGCTGCTCAAGAGGTTGGAGAAGTATTAGAAGTGGAGCTTATTGCACCGGACACTTTTATTTCGGAAGAAGGAAAAGAATATGAATTCACCACTGGTGCGTTCGTTTTTAAAGGAAAGAAATATGATGTTGCAGATGCCGTGGCCAATGCTCCAGAAGTATTAGAAGAATTATTAAAATTGAACTCATTCATTCTTAAACAAAAATAAGATGGTAGTATTAGAAGACATTGGCGGCGAAAGCTGCGAACCAGTATCAGGATTAGTCAATAAAGTTTATTATGCCTTGCATAGTGACTTTACAACTATCAACGATCCTTTAAAGATTTGTGATGCAAACGTTGCATTGGTTGCGGACACTTTCGCAGAATTGGCAGAGATTGCTACAGCTCACGTTTTTAAATCAACGAAGAGATTCTGGCAAATTGAAACCATTACCGAAACAGGAACTATCAAATCAACTCAAATTGGTGAGAACGGACGTTCTTTATTCCAAAACGAATTGGTTGTTGAGATTGCAGGATCTACTGCAGAAGTCCTTGGTTTTTGCCGTTGGGTAAAAAATCAAAAATTGGTAGTATTGTTAGAAGAGTTTGGAACAGGAAACGTTCGCCAGTTGGGTTCTGCACGTTTACAGGCAACTGTAAAAGTAGAGCACAACATCGAAGCAACTCTTGAAGGCAAGAACTCTGCAACGATTACTTTTAGTGATAAGAATTTTGGACCCGCTCCAATTTACAAAGGAGCCATCTTATTGACTCCTATGGTTTAGGCTTTTTTCATTTTAATAAATACTTTGGTTAGTAGGAAAAGCGTTCTCGAAAGGGGACGCTTTTTTTTGTAATTTTGTGGGACTAACTGAAACCTAAAATTATGTATGAAATTGAAAACGCTTGTTACGTCTCTGATTTTTATGGAAGAGATTTAGATTGTTTAGATAGAAATTCTATTATAAACCTATTTAATATTAAAGAAGAAAACTTTGATAAACTAATTTTAACTACAATAAAAAAATGCCACTTATTTGGAAAAACCTTTCTTTTTAGATCTAATTTAAATTATTATGAAGATAGAGTTTCTGAAATTGGAGTGATTGGAATTTACCTATTACTTCATTTAAATTCTGATTTGAAAAGATATTCCCATTTTTCAGAATATATCCCTTATTTTAAAGAGTTAAGTTTTAATTTAAGTTTAAGTCTTTTAAATAAATTTGTTAGACCAAAAGCAAAGAAAAGAAAAGCAGCAAATCCAAACTTTAATTTTGAAGATAAACCTTCTTTAGAATTAAAAACAGTTTCTCCTGAATTAAGAAATCCTGATTTAAATGATGTTATAAATAAAGGCCATATTTTTTATGATAAAAATATTGTTATTACAGGTACTTTTGAATCTTATCCTGTAAGAAATGATATGGCTGAGATAATTTTTTCAGTAGGAGGTAAAACAAAATCTTCTGTAAATAAATTAACTGATTATGTGGTTTTAGGAGAAAACGCTGGTCCATCAAAAATAAAAATTATCGAAGATTTAAATATTAAAACGATTAACGAAAAAGAATTTTTAGATATTTTTGATATTAATTAAAAAACTTTTATACATTTGTAATGCAAAAACATTTTCCTAAAGGGTTCTCCCTTTAATTTTATCGTAAAATATCAACAATAAGCGAAAGCCTTGTTATGCTGCTAGAGATAGGAAACTTCTCTTAAAAACTTATCCTTTGGGATGTTTTTGCACAGCTAAAGCAGGGTTTTCGTGTATCTAATACTTTAAGTTATGCAAAAACAAAGTACCAATGTAGTAGAGGCTTCACAATTAGCCTTACTAGAATCGAAAATTTTTAATGATTGTCTTGTTCAAGATGTGATGAAAGACCAACACGAAATGTACACTAGTTTTATGTGTAGTGATGCTGCAGAAGACACCACGGTCAGGAACCACAAAACAGTTTCTAACCAAAGGGTTATGAATTTATTAGGAGCTATTTTAACAGGTGGATTTGTTGAAAAAGATGTTTTTTTGCAAATCACTATTGAAGAAAACAATCATTAAAATTAAATTATGAGTACACAATTAATTTCTACAATCAACAATCAAGGAATTGTTATTGTAATCGATGAAGACGGACAAAAATTTGTTCCAGTAAAACCAATTTGCGAAGCTCTTGGAGTAGATTATTCTTCTCAATTGCAAAGGATAAAAGATGACGAAATTTTATGTTCAACTATGGGGCTGAGCACCACAGTTGGAGCAGATGGAAAGGATAGAAAAATGGCAACAATTCCGTTAAAATATGTTTTTGGGTGGATATTTTCAATATCGGCAAAAAACGTAAAAGAGGAAGCAAAACAAAACTTAATTCTTTACAAAGTGATTTGTTATGATGCTTTGTATAATTACTTCACCGAGCACGCAACATTCATCGAACAAAAGGAAAAGAAACTAAATGAATTTGTCGATAAAGAAAGCGAGGCACGAAATAATTTTAAAGCAGCCGAGAAGTTGTTACGTGATATTCGTTTCAATAGAGATGTTTTCAGAAAAATAACTTTTGAAGATTGGAAATCCAACAATAATCAAATTGAATTGGAATTTATAGAATAATCAACCTATAAGTTGATTTTATTACAAACCACGTCAATGAGCGTGGTTTTTTTATGTCCTATTGTGAGAGCTTCACACTTTCCATATTTGCAGTATGGAAATAATACAAGATTGGTTTGACGGTGATTGTGATTATACTTTTGGAGTTGCTATTTATGGCGATTTGCCAAAGCATAACCGACAATTACTGTCAATGTTCCAAAAAAAGGAAAACACTTTCAACCGCGAAAAACTAAAACACGAACTTTTGAAGTTCTTGAATACTCCGGTTCCTGCTGTTGCCAAAGTTGTCAAACTTAAAGCTCCGCAAACCGTAACGGTTGAAGATACAATTTTAGCTGTAGAAAATAAACAGGCGTTGTTCTTTCACCAATTGCCACCAGAACTGCAACCGGTTCTTCTTGAGGCGAACCAATTATTTAAAGAAAATTGTTTCCTAAAAGTACAACTCAACGATTTGCCACAACACGCTGAGAAAAAGGCGCTCGAACTACAAATCCAAATTTCACGCAATTTTGAGAAAAACGGATTGTGTTGGAAAAAGATTGATTACTTCTTAGAACACCGCATTGTTCCACAATCGAAACAATCGGAACACGAAGGTTTGACTCCTGCCGGACTTTTACGGAAGCAACAATTGCTTTATGCTTCCATCTCAAAACTAAACTCCAGATTAAAGGAAAACAACGAAAAGTTGCAAACGGCTGTTTATGTTGTGGACAAAAACAAAGTCGAGCGAATGATTATGAAGCAAGAGCAGAACCTATTGAAACAAAATGAAGAATTACTAATTATAAGCAAATTGATAGATGGCTAAAGGAAGAGCAATGCTTATAAAGACTGGAGACAGCACATTCGATAAAATTCAGGCTTTTTATATAGATCCTGAACATTATCCATTGAGTGAAAAATTAGAAGAAATAAGAATCAGGTGGACATTAGTAGTCAATCTACAATTGAAAGCCTACAGCAAAATAAAGATTGCAAATGTCTTGGTGCGAGATTATGGAGTTTGTCAGGCGCAAGCCTATCTCGACATTCGAAATGCTGGCAATATGTTTGCCAATGTTTTCAAAACCGACGAAAAGGTTTTCAAGGCAATGTGGATGGAATGGGCCACGGACTTATTGAAACGAGCCAGACAACACAAAGACTTAAAAGCCGAAGCAAAAGCATTGGACTTACTTGGAAAATATGGTGGTTTAGACGTTAAAGATTTGGAATTCAATCCAGAGAAATTCGAGAATAAAGAGATTCACATCAATATGAATAAGAACTTGCAAGGAAAATTGATTGAGCTCATTGCTGGAGGTGTGGTCGATTTCAACAGCCTTGATGTCACAGAGGTTGATTTTGAGGAACTCAAACCAGAACCGGACAATGAGTAAAGTAATCCAAAACTTAGAGCTCACCATTCCGCAACTCGCAGCCGTTATGGCTCCACAAAAAAACAAATACTTAGAATGGGGTCGTGGTGCTGGAAAGTCCACTGTTCTTGCTTATTTTATATATAAAATGGTTAAGCAAATGCCAAGGGCAACCTTCGCGCTCGTTGGTTCTACTTACAGCCAAATATTATCGCGAACATTACCATCGACAATCGAGGGTTTGGAAATGTTTAATTTGCACCAGGACATTGATTATGTCATTGGACGCAATGGCAAAAAACACGGTTATGAAATGCCGTTCCAACCACCAAACCAATGGAACAATATAATTCACTTCCCGAATGGTGCTTGCTTTCAGTTGGTTTCATTAGACAATCCCAACTCTGGACGTGGCTTGAACTCTTATGGCGAAGTAGGTGACGAGTCCGCATTATTGGACCCAGAGAAACTATTCACCAACGTAAAAACTACAAACAGATCCAAGAAGGAAGTGTTCAAGAATGCTTCAATGCTCGGCTCTGAAACCTATGTATCATCAACTCCCATCACCAAGAAGGGCAAATGGTTCACTGATATGGAGTTATTGGCGAAACAAAAACCAACTGAGTATATGTTTAGTAAGGCTTCGGCCAAGTCCAATCCACACCTTAGAGCTGATTGGTTCCAGAAGATGAAGGACCAGTCGCCAAGTCAAATGCTATATGAAGCCGAGATTCTAAACATTAGACCTAAGGAAATAGTAGACGGCTTCTATGCACAATTAAACCCGGCAAAGCATTACTATACGGATTATAATAACAGCTATCTGGAGACCATTGGTGTTGTAGCTAAGACGGAACACTTCAACTGCAACCAAGACAACGATGTGAAGCGACACGAACCATTGATTATGTCCTTGGACTTTGGTGTGTTCAATAGCTTAATAGTATCACAGACCCACGAGAATGAGTATAGAGTATTGAAGTCTATGTGGGTTAAGTCTCCGAAGCTATTGGATGACCTATTGATTGAACAGTTCATTCCATACTATCAACCGCACCAGGAGAAGACTATATACTTGTATGGTGGACACGATGGGAACAATAGATTGCCAAACAGTAGCAAGACTCTATTCGAGCAGGTCATTGACGTGCTATCACAACACGGCTGGGTCGTTTACCTTATGAGTCGTGGAGCTGCTGCAACGCACTTCGATAAGTATCTACTCATCAATGCAATGCTCAAGGAACACCAGACACGCCTTCCGGTCATACGTATCAACGAACACAACAACCCCGACCTGATCATTGCACTCGAACGCTCCGAGGCAAAGGAAGGATTGACTGGAGCAGTAGAGAAAGACAAGAAGGACGAGCGTAACAAACTATTCCCACAGCAACACGCCACCCATCTCCCGGATGCCTTCGACATCCCAATCGTAACGATGTACAACGAACTGTTTAAAGGAACGAACGCACTCCTCTCAGAAAGCATTATTAGAACTCTTTAATTAGCATTTTCATATATCCTACTTTTTAGGATATGGAAAGTGAAAAAATTTATAGGGACAGGCGTGCTTTTCTGTTTGATTTTAAAATGAGAAATTCAATTTTTGAAGTTAAAATTTTGACAATCAAATAATTAAAACGTTTTTTAATGGAATAGCATAGCATAATCACAGCCTTTTTTTATGTCCTATTTTAAAAACTGCAAAAGTTTGAATTTAGCAGTATGGAAAACGGATTTATAACATTGAAAGAGGCTTTGGCATTGATGTCAAAAAAAGACGATTCCAATCGTTTGCTTCCTTTTGATTTGACGTATCGAACGTATAATTCCACATCAAAAAAAGGTGGTAAACTAAAAACCTACTTCGGGTCAAGACTTCTTTTAGAGAAAAATCCAAACGCAATCCAGAAAGACACCAACGAAAACATTTTGGATTCAGTCAAAGCAATCAAGAACGCACACCATTTTGACAACCGCACTCGAAACATAGAACTTTCGGACTCTAGCGTGGCGAAAGTCCGCATTGATTTTATGATCAGTATTAATAATAAAAAAATAATTTACTAATGGCAGACATTACGTTTTTAAGTCAGCATATTGCCGTGACCGAATATAAAGGATCTCCGGCATTGGTTACCTTCAAAAACTCCATTGATAAAATGGATGGAACCGTGACTGCTGTAAAAGTCGAAGTCAAAGAAAAAACAGGAACAATCGCTTCTTGGGGAAAGTCAAACGATTATCCACAGCAAGTCATTAAAGAAGTAAAGAAAAACGGTGCTGCATCGTCTTCGCTTCGATTTTTGCGTAAAGCTCACTATGGCAACGGACTTGTTTTGTACAAAGAGGAGGCCGATGCCAATGGCAAAAAAGCACCTAAAATGATTCCTCTTTCCGATGTTCCAGAAATCGAAGCTTTCTTTCGTAAAAGTCAAATGAATCGTTTCTGGAAAGAAACAATTACAGACCTTGAGTGGTTCTCGATTGCCTTTCCGGAATACATTCTTTCAGAAAATTTCGCCACCATAAACAGAGTGAAACGACAAAAAACAGCTTGGTGTAGATTCGAAATGATGAACGAAGCCAGTGGATTAATCGAGCACGTTTTCGTTTCTGAAAAATTCGGAAAGTCCGCCGTGGATGTCGAAGGCATTTATTGCGAAAAAATTCCACTCATTGATTCCTACTGGTCGCCAGCCGAAGTAAAACTCTACTGTCAAACCAATAAAATAAAAAAATTCATCCGTCCGGTATTTTATCCGCTTCTTGACGAGGCTTATTATCCAGAAAGCGAGTGGCACGCCATTCTCAAATCAGGATGGTTGGATGTTGCCAACTCCGTTCCAGCTTTAAAGAAAGCATTGTTCGCAAATCAAATGACAATCAAATTCCTAATCGAAGTTGACGAGCAATACTACTCGAATATCTATGCCGAAAACTGGTTAAAAATGAAACCAGAAGAACGCAAAACCATTCGTCAAGACCTTGTTGATTCAATCAATTCAGGACTTGTTGGAAATGATAATTCAGGAAAAGCAATCCAGGCGATGAAGTGGACAGATTCTGCAGGCAAAGAAATCTCTGCCATCAAGATCACACCCATCGATGACAAACTCAAAGACGGGATTTACCTTCCAGAAGCTTCTGCTGCCAACTCCGAAATCCTTGTGGCAATAGGTGTCGATGCCACGCTTATTGGTGGTGCAGGAATACCGGGTGGAGCTTTAGGAGCTGGAAGCGGTTCTGACAAGCGCGAAGCCTTTCTTATTCTTTCGGCTTTGTACAAAACCAACCGTGAAACCACCTTAGAAATTTTCGAATTCATTCAAGAATACAACGCATGGGATCCAACAGCAAGAGCCGCTTTCGAAAACACAGTCCTAACCACACTCGATGCCAACCCAACAGGAACTAAAACCGTAATGACATGATTCTAACATCAACAGCCGATTTAAAAAAATACGTTTCCTTATCGGGATCATTCCTGTTCCCAGACTTCGAGCCTTACATTACCAAGGCGGTGAACTCTTTCACGCGAAAATATGTAGGTAATTTGCACACAACACTCGATGCTGTTGCAAGCGGAACCGACGCAACTATAAAAAATGAAGCACGCGAACATTTGCGCAATGCCATTGCCAACTTTGGGTATTTCATTTATTTGCCGTTCTCTTCCGTGATGATGGACAGTTCCGGCATCACCGTTGTGGCTTCTGAACAACGCAAATCTGCTGAGTGGTGGCAACTCAAAGACATTCGCCGTGAGCTTTTACGCTCCGGACACGAAGCAATGGATCTACTTCTCGAAGTTCTTGAAGCAAATCCACTCGTTTTCGAAGATTGGACCACAAAATTTGGAACAATAAACAAAGAATTACTGGTCCATAACACCGAAACGTTCAACAAATACTACCATATTTTTGGCAGCCGTCAAACATTCCTTGCCTTGCAGCCTTCTATTCGCCAAGTCGAAGACCAGTATATGCACACAATGCTTTGTCCAGAACTGATTCAAGCTCTTAAACAAGCTCCAGAAAGCAATGTTTTAGCCGTAAAAATCGCAATGCAAAAAGCAATCGTGGCTTTCACAGTTGCCAAGGTTGCCGATGTAGGCTTGTTTCTTTTAGACGAAAACGGTTTGCGTGTCAATTTCGAAACACTAATCGATGGACGAAAAGAAAGTCCTTCTTACGGAAAACCAACGGATCAGGTTTCAAAATTAGTCAAAGAGCAAATCAACAACGGAACTCAATATTTAAATATCGTAAAGGAATTTATAGAAGCAAATCCTTCTGATTTTACACAATGTGCTTTGCCGTTATTGAAGTCAGAAACCACAGGATCAGGATTTACACCTTACAACACCAAGGGAATTTTTTCAATGTAGAAATACTTTTTTAAAACTAAAATAAAAAATAAAATATGCCAATTACAGCCTCAAACAATCCTTATCCAGACAGTCCAGACGCCAACCCAGAAAAACTAAGTAAAGGAGGGTATGAAGGCACGGCGCAAGATCTTTCAGAAGAGATTGATGCCGTTCTTTCTGAAGCTACTTTATTGATAAATAATACATTGGTGGGTTCTGCCTCTGTGGGTTCTATTGTTCCTTCCTCCATTCCTCCTGCTACTGGTGCTATTCACGCTTTTGCAACACAAGCTGGAACTTACACAAACTGGGGCGGTTTTGTTATTCCTGCAAATACGTTCGCGTTTATTTCAAGAAGCGCCTCTTTAGTTTTTAGTATTTCGCAAACGACTCTTGATGTTGCAGGTAAAGTAAACGTTTCAGATGTTGTCAATACTTTAATTTCTACAGAAACAGCAAAGCCTTTGAGTGCAGCACAGGGTAAGATTTTAAATGAGAAAAACGTTAAAATAAAAACTTGGACAGCGATTGCTTTTGCTTCGGGCGACCAAGTGAATCATTTAGGTAAGGATTGGGTTTCGAATGCAGCTACTTTGTCAACTGATGTTCCGGGAGTTAGTAGTAAGTGGGTTGATAGGTTGATCGGGTATAATCCAATAATTACTTACCAAAGAACAGGAAATAATCTATTCGATAAAACAACAACCGTACAGGGTTCTTATGACGGGGGTGGTTCATCTGTAACAAATGCAGTTACAAGTAGAACTGATTTTATTTCGGTTAAGCCAAGTACAAAATATTTTAGAACTAACTTAAATTATCAAGGCAATGTATATCACTATACTTCTGCAAAAGTTTTTATAAGTTCAGGGGTTGCGGGCGATGGAAGTTTTACAACGCCAGTTAATGGGGCATATATCCGTATAAACATTACATTTTCATCTGAATTTTCTCAAAAAGACTTATTGATGATTAATGAGGGTTCTGCCTTATTACCTTATGAGTCTTATACGGAACAGGTCGTTTCTGTTAATGGCAAAGCAATCAGGAACGCTGACAAGGATTTTTTAAAATTAGGGGATTCTTATTTGAAGTCAGAGTCAGATTTATTAAATGTTTTAAAATCATCTGTACTATCCACAAGTGTTAATCTATTCGATAAAACAACCACTATACAGGGTTCTTATATAGATAATGGAGGTTCGTCTGTAACAAATGCAGTCACAAGTAGAACGGATTTTATTGCGGTTAAACCAAGTACGAAATATTTTAGGACAAATCTAAATTATCAAAGCAACGCTTTTTATTACACTTCAGCAAAGGTTTTCATAAGTCAATCCCCTGCAAGTAGTGGCTTCACCACACCATCGAATTGCGCTTATATCCGTATAAACATTACATTTTCATCTGAATTTTCTCAAAAAGACTTATTGATGATTAATGAGGGTTCTGCCTTATTACCTTATGAGTCTTATACGGAACAGGTCG